GATTAATGATAAGTTCTTAACTGCTTTATCCAGATCTTTCAGTCACAATTTACCTATACCAGGCAAATTGCAACAGAGACTTTATCCGAGTCCTTCCTGCACACTAACTAAAAGAGATTGTAATCACATACACGGAGGCGGTCAGCCGGTACCCCCTACTCTAGATTTCTCTGGCGGTAGCTCAAACAGCCGTAGTTAGCCAACTATTGTTTTGCTCTCAGGTTGAGTTGTTTCAGAGCCTGAATCTTTTGGTTTTTACACCTAATTGATTGCCATTGCCGTCATGTGGATAGTCTTCTCTATCCGTTCCACCAGCGGCCATTATGCGAGCTGGATCTCCTCATGACACAGTATTAAACTGCGATGTTGGCTATTTTGTAAATTTTACGTCTTTAACGGAATTCTTACCTAGTTTAATCTGTATGATGCCGTTGTAGTTGTCTTCTCGCAACAGCACGCCTTCAGTAAATTGGTAATAGGCTTCCATGTAATTAGTTTCGCCGCGCGATTTACACAAATGTATGATTTCACGTGTGAACTTATCTTTGCCTAGTGTGTCGATGTCTGCTTGTAATCTAGGACTGCTGCCCCAGTATTCTTTCCAATCAGTTTCGACTGTTTCTCTGCGCTTGTTTTTCTTGCCTTTTAGAGGTGGTCTCTTTTTGATAGTAGTAAAGTATTTGCGGCCTACATAATCGTAGCCATTTGTGGTGTTTGTTATTCTGTAGATAAAGCCATAATTGTCATGAATATCCTTAGAATCAAAGATGTTTCCGTTGTATGTCCAAGGATATTCATATGACATAGAGTTATTTAGCTGCTTTGGCCGCGTTCTTTTTCTCTTGGATTTCTGCACGTCTAGCCTTAGCTAGCTTGCCTAAATCACCTAGAGCACCGCGAGCACGTGTGCCTGCTGCGCCTACACCTTTGCCTTCAAATTTTTCATTTTCTGCTAGATATGCTTCATATAATGCTACGATTTGTTCATGTGTTGTTGCCATTTTCGTTTCCTTTATAAAAATTATACTGCTAGTCTTGCTTGTTTACGAGAGATTTCTCTTGAGATTTTTGCTCGATCTTTTTTACGCTGTGTCTTATCTACTAGTGCTGTTAATTGTGTAATGTTCAACGGTTTTAATCTTGGTTTACCATTTTTATGCATCATTGGGTTGTTGTGTCTTTTGCCTGGATGTACTTTACCTGTTGTTCCTGCCATATTTTTCTCCTTGCTTTATACTATATATTATGCGATTTCAACATCGGTGTTATAACTGGTAAAACCGTTTTCTTTTACCACGGTTAAGACATTATTCACTCGACCACCTAACTCATCTCTGTGTGATACTAGCCAAATTGATTTGTGTGCATCACGCGACATCTTCTTAAGAATAGCCATAGCGTTTTCTACACCTGACGCATCCATACCACTGTCAATCAATTCATCGATAAACAACAAGTTGATTGGTTGATACAATGACTCCCACACATCACGGAATGCCCAACTCAAACTTAAGATAAGTCTATTACGTTCACCTCTGGATAAATTGTCAAAGTCTAGTTCACGACCTAGCTCTGTGATATTGACACTTAGGTCATTCATAAACACCACGGTATGGGGTAAGCCAATACGATCTAGATATTGGCTTAATCTCGCGTTCAAGTAGCTGAGATTCTGATCGATGATACGTTTACGTATGTAACTGTCTTTGTTAGTTAATAGTTTGTATAAGAACTCTTGATGTTCTTTAACACGAGTGAGTTCATTCATAGCATCGAAATTAATCTCAGCTAGCGCAGTTTGTCGCATTTCAACGATCTGTTCACTGTAAGGATCTTCTTCTGCTTCTGCAGTCTTGTTAGCTAATTGAGTTTGTAGATTGGCCAGTGTACTACGATGATGGATAGCATCCTCTTCTCGATCATAGTAGACTTTTGGCGGAGTACCTAATTCACCTAATTCTTTTAATGCACCTGTCAATTCTATCCATTGTCCATTGGTTGTTAAATATTGCAGTGCAGCTTCTTTAAATGCAGTTTCTTTACCAGCCAAGACTTCCTCATGTTTCTCATCATGCAGGTCTTGTCCACAGGCATAACACTTATGTGCTTTGAGATCTTCTATTTCTTTCTTTAGTTTCTCAATAGCTTTTTCTTCTTTGCTTTGATCTTGTTCAGCACGTGCTATGGCTTTGTTTAAGTCTGTGATGTCTTTTTGTTTTTGATTATAAGCTGATAATTCTTTGTGTGCGGCGATTTCTGCGTCAATGTCTAACTTCAACAGGTCGGCTAAGGCTTCTTGCAGTTTACGCACATCATCTTTCTGTTTAGTCAGCCACAACATCTGGCGACGTTGTAGACTTTCAATCTGCTCTTCAATACGTTTGTTAGCATCTTGCACTGCTTTGATGTTGGCTTCCTCCTGTTGGATGGCGTCCCTTGTAGCCTTACTTTGCTCTTTGAGTGCTTCAGCTTTCTCACTCAATAAGGTAATACCTAACAGTTGCTCAATGATAGTGCGTTGATCATTGGGTTTCAGTGCAAGAAATGGTTCAGTGTAGGTGTTCAGTGCTACGATATGCTTGAACATGTCATGGCTCATGCCCAGCAAGCGTTCAATCTCAGCTTGTGTTTCTCTGCTGTCGCCTTGGCTGTTGTCGTCTTTGGCTTCTTGTTCTTGCTCACCTATGTAGAATTTTAATACATTTGGTTTACGTCCACGTTCAATCTTGTAGTCAACGCCATTGACTTCAAAGTCAATGGTGACCAACATGGCTTTTTGATTTGTTTTGTTAACCAAATTGTCTTTACGGATATTAGTCAGTGCTTGACCATACAAGGCATAACTTAAGGCATTGATGATAGTAGTCTTACCTGTACCATTTCTAGCACCTGTATCATCACCACCCAAATCGATATTTTCACCTAAGACCAATGTAAGGTCCTTGCGGTCAAAGTTAACAGCCTGTGTTGAGTTACCCACGCTCATGAAGTTCTTCACAGTAAGATACTTTATCTTAAAAGTCATTCGTTGTATTGCCTCATTAAATTATTTTTCCAAGATAACATTCGCAAGTTTGATACCGCAGATGCCTCTTCAATTGATAACCTTTTTTCAAAACATTCTTTTATAGGTATAATATGATCAAGTTGCCACCCTCCTTCTACTCCGCATAATGCCCTGGTGTAATTGTTTGGGTTAATTTTATCTATATTTTGTAAATATGTCTTATGACTTAAATGATGCACTTTTCTAGCATACCTGGTGTATTCTTTTATTAAAGGATTTCTAATCTTTCTTGACCCTGTTCCTTTTTTTGCTACGTTTGCTGTTCGTTGTTGACACGAGTGAGAACAATATTTTTTCTTAGATGCTTGATTGACTATAAATGTATTAGTACAACTTTTTCCTATACAAATACGTTCAACTTGTCGCATTTTTTTAATATTTGGTTTTCCAACTTTAGCACCAACTGCTACCTGTATTCCTAATTGTTTTCTAGCACGGTATACAGTTATTGGATGCACGTTCAATATTTTTCCTATTTCTTCAGCTGTTCTAATAGGGTCGCTTATTAATTCTGTTTCTTCTTTAGTATACACTCTTGCAGTTCTCATGTAAATACTCCTTTACAGTATTTACCTATTAACTGTTAAATTACTAATTTTAAACAATTATAGATGCCTATAGATATCTAGCAATAGATTTGGATCATAGTGATCACTGTTAATATTAGTTAATTGGTTAGTAACGATAGTATCAATGCTTTCAAATTGGATATTACCTAACATGATATCTGTGCCAATGTCTACATTCTTTACTGGTAATAGTGTTAATTCTCTTAAACTATATGTCCCAACGAATGTTTCTTTGATAAAAGTAGCTTCTTCGTAGGTAATATCAATGTCTAGATTAACACGGCAGTGCATGTTTGGTAACAGCAATGCTTCTGGCGTTTTAAGCACATCACTGAGATTGTACACACGATAGCGTGGTTGATCAACCCATGTGTGGTACTCTGGCTCTTTGCCCCACTCTATGATCATCATACCACGAGCATCATCACCAGCATCTGCATAGTTATGTGGGAAACAGTTACCTAAGTAGACGATGTTACCTTTTTCTTGACGCTTGTGGAAGTGTCCGCTGAATACTTTCTCAAATCCTTGGAAAGCACCTGCTTGGATTTCTCCAGTGTCTGGCATCTGTACCATGGCATTCATATAGAAGTGTGGTAATTCAAAATGCCCAAAACAGTATTTGCCTTCTAGCTTCTGTACCCGTTTATGGTCATCACCAACAAGCCAAGGAGCGATAACAACATCACCGTCGCTAAACCAATCGTTAACAATGCGCACATTAGGGAGATGTCTCGCCCACTCCACGCTTTGTATGTCTCTCTTATCTCTATAATATAGATCATGATTACCGGGAATAAAGTAAACCACATCAAAAGCTTCATTCAATAACTCCAGGGCTCGTAAACTGTAATTAAGTGTGACGATATTGATAGCGGCACGATTGTTATGCCAATCACCAGTAAAGAAACAGGTTTCACACCCTTGTTCTTTAGCAGTGGCAATAAACCACTTGATGAAGTTTAGACAATCGTCATTGTGTGTTTGGCTATTTGATTTTAATCCAAAATGGATGTCCGTACAAACCGCCGCTTTTTTAAATAGATTAGCCATGAATTATATTATACCTTATATAATGATGTTTGTCTAGTCATACCTCATCGCTTTGGCGATCTCAGGATGTGTTTTAGTGAAATTTTCTTGTCTTTCAGAGTCCAATATTTTCATAAAATTAATAAAATCTTTTGCAGATTTGATAGTAGTTGAATTTTTGATTGTTTGGATAACTGGTTTTATTATTTCATTGTCTGAATATTGAGATAGTTTTTCTATAACAAGATCTTTTGCTTCTTTAGTCATTGAACTTATAGACATAAACCACGGATTGCGTACTATGCTTATAGTTGCATTAATAATACTAAATTGTTGTGTGTTAATCCATTCTAAGAGTTCAGGTAGATAATAGACATTTTGTATACTGACGGCTGTACTTACATCAGTGATAAATTTATTAGACCGCCTAGCATTAAATTTTTTTATATTTTCTTCTACAGTGTTCCAATCAGCACCATACCGTTCATATTCAAAACGTGATCCTATATTGTCTATGCTAAAACTTATTTTAATTTCTTTAAAATGATCCCACAAGTCAAAAAATTTCTCTGAAAATATAGTACCATTGGAATTATAGTCAATTTTTATATTTTTAGCTGCATCTAATTCTATTAATTTTCTAAGTAATTTAAAATGTGATTTAGACATTAATGGTTCGCCGCCAAAGATATCCAAGTATTTTATGTCGTTTATTTTGGTTAATAATTTCCCCCAAAATACATCATCATCAGCCCAGCCTATAGCTTTTTCTATTTTTATATAGTCAGGTTTGTTTAATCGGCCAGCTGACAGATCTGCATCTGCTATCTTTGAACTGTAGACAGGACCACATATCCTACAAGCTAAATTGCAAGAATTTCCTAATCTTAAATCAAATAATTGTAGGTCATTAAAATCTTCATTATGATAGTTTATTTTATAATATATTTCTTTAAATTTAGAATGTGCTAGTTGTCTCATGCTAGGAATATTAGCAGATTCATGGTCCCAACAATGCTTACACTCTTTTGGTTTTTTACCTTGAAGGAATGACGCTCTGAGATTTTTCATATAGTTGCTAGAATAAATTTCCTGGAGGTCGTTGTTCTGTATTAGATATTTTTGATTATTATTATCTAAAATATTTCCGTCGTATATACAGCAAGGTCTGAGATCACCTAGCGAGTCTATTTGTAAATTTATCCATGGATATATACAATGTGACTGGCTTAAACTAAAATTGAGAGAATTTATTTGTTGTGTTGAACCAGGTTGGAAAAAAACAAAAAAATCTGGGATATCAATGGAAACCAACATCTCACGAACAAGGTTTAACGTTTCAGTAAAATTTTCATCATAGAACAATACTATACGTTCGTTATCTTGATACGTTTCTTTTTTTAATTCTAACAACTTTAAATACAACTCATCCATTGATCTGTATTCACAAAGATCAATAAATTCAATTACTAAATATTTTTTAGCTAATTGATTTTTTAGTTCTTCTAAACTCATTCTTCGTAATGCCCACCACCGCTACCCCAATCACCTTGGCGTGTATAACTAGGACTGTAGTTGTTCATTTCTAAGATATCGTCACGGATATTTTGATTACGTTTTTCAATGTTTAGTACACGGGTGAAACTATTAGTGATAGCCGCTGTGTAATAAGCAAATGGATTCTGACTTTTTGCTTCATCAAACTGTAGACCAATTTGGCTTAATTGTAGTAATGCTTGACTACGCATCTCATCATTGTAGGTATAACCACGCCAGTTTGATCTAGTAGCATAACGCTCACATAATTTAATGAACATGTGTGCTAGTTTAGCAGTCATAGTACCATGATCTTTTGAAAATTTACCTTTCTCAACCCCACCTTTCCAGTGGCTTTTGCCTACACATACTGGATTGCCTTGTTCATCTACTTTGTAGTGTTGGAAAGGTGGAAAGTTAACCTTGGTATATTTTGTAGCACCTTTGACTACCACAGGTTCATCATATTCAGTTTCGAAATTATCTTCATCAGCATCATACTCTTCCTGAGCTTTAGCATCAGCTTTTTTCTGTTTTGCTTCATCAATTGGTATGTGTTCCCAGGTCATTACACGGAAAACCACATCCGTTTGTGGAATATCTTTGGCGGGGACTAGGAATTCATCTAATTTCTTTTTATTTCCTAGCAGTAGTTCTGCTTCTTGTGCTTCTTTAGCTAGACGTTCTGCACGAGCTTTGCGTGCTTCTTGTATGGCCTTTTTAGTAATCTTGTCAACACCTGTGACGATCATATCGTAACTCTTGACACTATCGTCAATGAAACTACAATATGTCAGCTTGCTTTTAGCGATTTCTTTAAGAATATCTTTATTGTTGAGATAATTCACCTTTCGTGTCATGGTTTAAGTTTCCTTTTAACTACTACTATTATAATACCTATAAATACATAAAAGCAAGAGGTATTTTAAAAATGGCATCATTTACAGATCAAGTGGTATCAAATCAGCTAACCAGCGGTGATGCAGCCGCTTCTGCCACTGCTGGCAGTGGTGGTAGTGTATTTGATCTATTAAAAACAGGTGTAAGCAGGCTAGCTGGCACAGGATTAAATGTAGGTGGCATACCAGGTTTACCAAAAAGTATTCCTAACATTGGTACACAGAGCCTAAATCAACAGGGCGGAGCGACTGCACCAGCAGAAGACGATTGGCGTGTGCGTGTGAGCCTGGCCCCAGGTGCTTATATACTCTATCAAGACGTTGGACTAGCGACAAATTCATTGATGTATCCTTTAGTAGAAACCAACGGAGTCATTTGGCCCTATACTCCACAGATTTCAGTAACACATAATGCTAACTATGCGACAGCACAGCTTACACATAGTAATTATCCCGCACACTTCTACAACTATTCAGAAGTGGCAGACATACAGATTTCAGGTGAGTTCACTGTACAAACACCAGAAGACGGACAATACCTAATGGCAGCAGTGTACTTTTTCCGTGCCGCAACCAAAATGTTCTTTGGCAGTGGTGCTAACGTGGGCAATCCTCCACCAATAGTATTCTTAGATGGTTATGGCAGTCACTACTTCCCACACGTACCTTGTGTGATCACAGCATTCAATCACGTGTTGCCAAACGAAGCTGACTACTTGTCTGTACCTATCAGCACCACATCATTGGAAGACAGTGGCGCTACTACACAGACTCCAGCGACGCCAAACAGCTATGTACAAGATGCTACCAATGTGCCTAGCTTGTTGCAATCTAGCACACAGGCTACTACAGATGGAACCAAAGCCATCGTAGCCGCTGGCAATACACTGAAATACAATACCATCACCACAAATACACGTGTGCCTACTACCAGTACCATCGCAGTAACGCTACGCCCAATGTACAGTCGTGCTAATCTACACAATAGATTTAACATGGCAGATTTCGCCCAAGGCAAACTGATCAAAGACAGCAAAACTGGCTTTGGAGGATTCCTATAATGTCAGTGACTTATACTAAAACCAGTCCTTATGCCAACACAGAATTCTATGGATTCTTCCTAGATGTAGCATCAATTCCCAGCATACCCATTGATCCAACAGATGTTCAGTATCAGATTGACATCATCTATGGTAACCGTCCTGACCTGCTGGCTTTTGACTTGTATGGTGATGCCAGCCTATGGTGGGTATTTGC